GTAAGATCAAACATCAATCATTCCGATTTTCTTACCCGCAATTAACCCTGCGGATAGAACCTTTCTTACCTTGGTACAGTCCAAGTTGATCCATAAAACTGATTATCTTTATTTACAACTCGGATAAGCGAAAGTTCATGTAGCTTGCTGCATAACGATCTCTTACGAGACAGGTGGCACCTTTTCAATACTGCCGTCCCCTCACGGGAACAGCGGAACTGAAATGGAGGTCATCAACTCCTTAATCTTAATATATTCTATCTAATGAAAACAATGTTTAAATTAAACAGAAATACATTAAGATCTAAGTTAGTTGGTGCTAAAATCTCAGCGTACGCCCTAGGAAATCCGAAAGGACTTCTTAGCGCCCTACTTCCAGAGGCATGGAGAATCTCCGTGCTTTCTTTTGGTAAGGTGAAAAGTCTAACTGTTCGTGTAAGAATGTTCAACAACTTCATGCAATCCGTGTTCCGAACTTTTCGGCATCACGGTAGCACTTTTACCATTCAATGGTTAAAAGGGAACTCTGTAGCTCTCCAAAGATTTATTGCCGGTTCGCCTTATTCCTCTCTTCGGGCGTATAACAGTGACCTGCCTCTTCCTAGATTATACGGGGGTCTTCCTGGGGTAATACCTCAGGGAGATCGACGTTTAATCAGGCAAGGGCGGACAGATGTTATACGGTTCTGGTTAACGCTTTTCAACGTTTACAGAATCCTTGACGCTCCTCTGAAACCTAAATTAAACACTATCACAGACCCCTTTAAAGGGGACCCTGATATGATTAATCAGTTTTCAGAATTCGTAAGAACCGAGATGTGGAAAATACTACCTGGTATAAAACCAAGTGATATCAAGACGTCGGCTTCATACATATTCAAGACACAGTCTTCCGGGCCAAATACCTATAACTCGATATACGGTTACTTTAGCGACCTTTGTTGGTGGGCACAATCCGAAGAGGATTATGCCATCTTCAAAGAGTATTGCTTAAAAAGTAAATCGCACGTCTTGTTTAGAAAATTTGACGACGGTATTACACTTCTCTTTAATCTACTTTCTGCCGGAGCTAGAATACCTGTAAAAGGGTCTTTTAGTTACGATAGCAAAGTAGATGGAGAAGCGGCTGTGAATACTCATCCTAAGGTACACGGAGTGAAGAAAAGTGGTAAACAGAGTTATGTTAACCCTGCTTCCTTACTTACTCCACTTCGTGGCGGTCAATTGGCTCTTAAAGTGGAACCTGCCGGTAAAGTTCGAGTATTCGCTATTGCGGATATCTGGACTCAGTCGGCATTAGCCCCTCTTCATGATTCAATTTTTCGAATTTTACGTAGACTTCCTAACGATGGTACTTTCGATCAAGAGGCCGCTTTCAAACGGTGTCAAGATAAAAGTGTCATTGCTAATGAAGCTAATTCAATCGATTTATCTTCCGCAACGGATCTTCTTCCTATAATAGCTCAAGTGCCTGTTTTAGACACTTTAACTAAAGTAGAAGGATTCGGTAGGGCGTGGGCAGACCTCCTTGTGAAAAGAGGTTGGTATCTGCCTGCAACCTATGCGAAGGATGAACGATTTAAAAACGTGAAATTACCCTTCGGTGAATTTCTTGAGTATGGATGCGGTCAACCTATGGGTGCGCTTAGTTCCTGGGGTATGTTGGCATTAACACATCACTTGTTAGTGCAGTTCGCTGCTAAACGGGTGAGAGCTAGAGGATTATCTCCTTGGTACGACAATTATGAGGTACTTGGTGATGACATCGTTATTTTCGATAGCGCTGTTACCGCCGAGTACCAGGTTATTATGAACGCCTTAGGCGTTCCTACTAACCCTTATAAAAGTATACCCGCTCCTAACAGACCAGTCTGCGAGTTTGCCAAAAGAACTTCGATTGGTTACCAAGACGTTTCAGGTTTTTCATGGAAAGAGTTCCTTCAAGGGAACAACCTTCCAGGGAAAATCAACCTAGCTTTGCGGCTAGGGGAACGATTGTTAATTAATCAAGTAAGCTTGAAGGCTATACTTGTTAGATTTGGATCAGATATGAGAGCCCAACTTAAAGTTGGAGCCGCTCACGGGCTGATCGGGATATTAGGATCTCTTCTAGGAAAACTAGAAGGAAGATCGCTAATACCTGCATTGAGCTTGTTGGTGGGTCCCGACTTGTTAGAAGGGGAGGAATATAATCCAAAAGAGGTTAATATCCCTATAAACCAGGCTATACAGGTCATATTACATTTAATGAAAGGTGACTTTATCACATTCAAACCAGAAGACTTCATTTCTCGTTATGAGGAACGAAGATCCTTTGTTAGAAGTGAAATAGCTCCATTCGCTTCACAGACAGCTTACCTGACGGCCTATGGTCTTATTAAAGGAGTGGTTTCCCACTACGATGATAAGATCACGGTGCTATGTCATATGCTGATCGACTGTTCGCGAGTAACCGATCGAGTCCTTAAAGCTCAAATAAGAAGTGTTGCGGAAGATATCCTATTACGGGATACCGACCCTCAAGACGTCTTAGATGAGTGGACGGAACGGCTTGTCGCGATACGAGAAGAACCAACACTAGACGTAGCTTTACGTTGGTTGGCTGATGCTGAAGCGTACGCGCGAAGCTTTGAGATTCAATTTGATCGTCCTAAAGGAGAAATCCCCACAGACAACAAATTGGCACTCATGGCCTCGCGTGCTGGAGAAAAGGTACCTAAATACTGGGACGAGCTACCAGAGTTCCGAGGTTATCCTGAATTAGGATTACACAACAGAGACTGGCTTCGTTCAGCTTTAAAGAACCAATCTTAGATCTTAATGGTCTTAACGATTAACAACCGTTATTACCTTGAGGTTTCAGATATTCTAAAATCCTAAGTCCTAACGACCTTTATCATTATCGCCCATGATCTCTTGCCATAGATCTAACTTGCTAACTGAGTGGAATACTCAGCAAGGGATTAACCTTTAAGAAGTTAGTCAGGTAGCATTCAAGCATTGAGTGACTGATTTAGGTAATAAGGTCCATGGAGGATAGTTATCTTCTTTCCTCTTAAGATCCAAGTTCTGCC